ACAATCCACTAATAATGTTACCACCGATTTCAGCCATTTTTGTTGACGGTGAAGCAATCCCAAATAGACTCAAGATTCTACCAGCTGTGTTATCATAAATCCATTGTCCAAGATCAGCAAGGCCGCTAAAAACACTCTTAACACCTTCTATTAGACCATATATCAAATTCATGCCAATATCGGCCATTACCTTAGATGGCGAAGCATATCCCACTGCTCTCATAAACCTTCCTATGGTGTTATCGACCAGCCATGAAATAAGCTGGACAAGCACACGACCAGCAGCCTTAACCCCCTCGACCAAGCCATATACTAAAGCAGACCCGATCATGTAAGCCCCATCAATAATCATGCCAGGCAGATCAGCTAAAAACTGTATGATACTGTCTTCGATGTACTCCATCGAGCTTAGCCATGTTTTAACTATATCAAGGAAAGAAAGATCCTGCATCTTAGAAAAGAATCCTACAACAGATTTATAAACGCTGTCAAATGCAACACTTATGCCATTTATCACCCATTGTACAGTCTCAAAGCTCATGAGGTAATCGTAGATTAGACCAAGAGCTTCGATCCAAGGAGAGACCAATTCATCAATTATCCATGACATCCAATCATATACAGCAGATAATTGTTCCGCTAGCCACGGGAAAGCTATATCCGCAAGATAGACTATTAATTTACCAATCTCCATAAATCCTATAATCATTCTCTTAATTATCAAGTAGAACGGCGCTATTACTACGCTTAATGCTATCAAAATAATCTTCGCCAGTGTTTTGAATGCTGTCCATAAGGCATCAACGACCTTGCAAGCAGCATTAAAACCGACCATAAGATAACCACCAAGTACCTTCAGCCCACCATACACATAATCGACCACGCTTCGCACCGACTCAAACCGCTCATAAAGCTTATAAACAGCAGCAGCTGCAAGAATCAACCATCCAATAGGTCCAAAAAGAATGCCAAGAGAAATAGCAAGAGCAACCACAGCTACATCCATAATCTTCAAGTTACTCACGAACTGCTTAATGGCCGGAATGATCTTATCAATAATGAACCTTACAAACGACAAACTCTCAGCCCATTCGATCAGCAGTTTTACCTGCTCCCAAACCTCCTGCCCATACGTGACCAGATAAGTCCCGAACACCTTTAACTTGTCATAAAGATACTGAACTGCATCCCCAACACTGTCGAACTTATAATAAAGAATAGTAAGAGCTGCAACCACCGCTATGACCACCAAGACATATGGGCTTAATAATGCGCTACCAAAAGCTAACGCCGCATTAAAAGCACCCAAGGCAATAGTACTCAGACTTGTAGCCCCTGTAAAGATACCCATCACTGCACTAGCGGCACTAACTATAACGTTTCTAACGAGGATGGCTGCATTGTATAAAACCGCTCTTACCGTAGCCAAACGTTCCGTTAATCCTAGCTCCTCTATAGCTGCCCTAAACGTGGCGACACTAATCCTAGCTGATACTACAACGCTTGCCAGAGAAAGCAGAGCGACACCAGCCAGAACCACCCCCGCCATAAAAATCCGGACCATCTTGGCTGTGACACCATTGCTTTCGCCAAATTTTCTTAATTGGTTTCCCAACCTCTCGACCACAGCAGTGATCGGTTTTAACACAAAACTTACAGCTTGGAATATATCATAAAGACCCTTGCCAAGAACACCATTAAGCAATCCAAAGAAAGCGTTAATCCTAGTTCTAAGCATGCCGATTTGGCCGGTCAAAGTCCCCATTGATTCTGTGAAATCGCTAGCAGCCTGCTCGGCCTGCTTGATCTTCATAAAATCTTCAACTGCTTTTAAATCGTTCTTATTTAGTTTTCCAGATTTCGCAGCCTTGTCTAATTCAGCGTTCAGTCTCAATTGTGCGTCAACTTGCTTTTCCGTTAAGCCAGTCATACCGGCCACAGCTTTCATTTGCGCTTTGACACGTAAAGCTTCCGCCGGGCTGTCTTTAGCTTTTTCTAAATCCTCAAGCGTCAGCCCAGCAGTCTTGGCCGCTTTAGCAATGAGCATAGGCATCGCAGTAAGTCTATCTTCTGGCGTCTTCAAAGATATGCCTAATTGCTTTGCAAATGAGTCAAATAATACCATCTTTTGGGGGTCTAAGGCCACTTTTAATGACGCGGCCATTTCATCAGCATCAGCACCTATACTCTTGGCAAAGCCTTTGAAAATAAGTTGAGACTGTTTAAAAATCTCCATCGATGTGACAAGGTTACCATTGGAATCCCTTGTACGTCCAGCAAGTCTACCAAAAGATATCTCTAAATCAACAACGGATACGGATGTATCATTTAAAACACTAGCCACATCTTCCGAATTGAGCCCATACTTCCTCATAGCATCAGCGCTATAACCCATTATACGGTTAAATGATTGAGTATCACCGCCAGCGAATCTGTTTTGTCTGCTGAATTCTGCTAACTGTGTGATACCGACACCAAGATACTGATTGGCCTTTAAAATGGAGTCACCAAGTTCGACCATCTGTTCTTTTGGCATCGCCAAGTTACCCAGCGCCTGAACTACTTCATATGCCTTCTCAGATGCAATGCCAGTGGACAATGCTAATTGCCTTGAAGTCGCGACCAAGCCAGTTTGAGTGTCATAAAGCCTAAAATTCGTAGTCACAAAATTCTGAGTCGCTTTATCAGAATCTACGATATTTCTTAATATTGACAGACCGACTTGGCGAAACCCGTCAAAAGCAGCTCGCAGACGCATAGCGCCTTCTATCTGATCATCGATTTCTTCAACAGCCGATTTTAGATTAGAGTTTACTTCTTTCGATATATCAACGTCATTCTGTAAGAGTTTATTCTGCTCTAAGTGGCCTTTGTTTTTAGTCTTTACAGCAGCGTTTAAAATTACTGCTTCTTTGTTAATATCCTTAAATGTTTTTAAGTCTTTTTCTTCCAGCGATATCGGCTTTGACTTCCTGGCGACTTGAAGATCTTTAGTCTGTTTACCGAATAGCGAAAATATCTTGTTAACATCTTTAAAAGTAGTCAGACTGTTGCTGCCCAAGTTAGAAATAGTACCAACAGCTTTTTTAACGCTACTAGAAACCGTTCCTTCTAAATTTATGAACTTCTTTGATATATCGTCAATCGCGTTATCAGCCAAACCGCGTTCAAGATTGAGTTGCATTGTCAATGCAGCTACTGTCGGGTCAATCTCAGGCATATCTACAGTCTCCTAATAATATATTTAAGCTTGAATCATCATTTTGCCTTTCAGAACACGGGAGGACCGGCTTTGACAGCACTAGCATCCTGGTCAGGCCGACTGATGAAGAGCTCCGTATACCACTTTCCAGCGTAGAGTTTTTGTCGGAACCCATACACAGTCCAATAACCATACATCCAGTATTCAGTATCGTCATCGCTCCTGGAAATAGCCCGCTGCCAATTCATGAAGATGACATCAGTGCCAAGCCCATACGTATCAATGTACTCACCGTGTCCCATCACTTTAACTCTCATCTTTACAACTGAGTAAAGCATATTCAGATATTGATTTTTACCACGACCATCGATATAATCACGGTAATCAAGCCCTAAATCACCAGAAGTGTAATACTCTGGTATTGGCATCACATGGGTGCCCCCGTATATTGGAGGACCATCGGGTGGCCCATCTAGCGGCTTTTTAAAACTATGGTCGACTTCTATAACTGGAATGATTTTCTGGGTGGTAGTTGCGTCTTTTGCTACTGTGTAGACCTCTTTAGGATCTGTGATCTTATCAATATATTCACCGGTCGTGGCACTCGTGCCGTATGAAAAAATCTTAACAGCCGCGAGTTTCAGAGCATTATTGGTCTCTGTGACCGCTTCCATGACCATCTCGTATTTTTCATCAGTCTGCCTCTTGTAAAAACCACGCAGTCTTGGTTTGATACTACCTTGGTCACTAATCTTTAATTTCTTCCCATCCACTTGTACTATCCAGTTGGTCATTGTTTTATTCAGAGGCACAGACCATTCGAGGAGAGACATTAAAAAGGTCTTGGCATCCTGTCTCATCATGTAGTGGCGGTTTGCTTCGCTGTCTTTGGTCTTGTCGATTTCTAATTTTATCTCTGGCGCGTATTTCTTAACGACTTGTTGAATTACTTGATCAACTCTACCTTTGTATGATTTCCCGCTGGCATCACCGAGATTTAAGTAGTAAGACGCTGGGTCTATTGCTACGACTTTACAGTATATTCTATCATCTGCAGGAGTAGTGAACTCAAAGTGGGTAATAATAGCTTCTTGTACTTTAGTCATTTCCTCTGGCACACGCCAAGAATCTCCCGGTCCAGATCTAAATCTAAAATAGACATAAATCGGCTCTTTGCGAGCTGATTGCATATATTCAGTCTTTTGAAAATTCGACAGCAATCTCTGCTCTGGGTCTGAGATGTTAGCTTCGAGAACATACCCAGAGTTCATCATCCCCATCATTTCCATATTATTAACCGCGAACCCCCAATCTATGCCATCCGGATCGTTGCTAAATTTAAGATATACCGTTGGCATCGCTGCTGAATAAGGAACTGGTGCGGCCATGGAATTATTACACCTTAGATCGAATAGGGATCAAGTAGTTTTCCTATATTTATGCTTTAACGATTCAGCAATAAAAACATACGGACTAAAATCAGAGAAAGTGCCAGAAGATGAAGCTGATAAAATAAAACAATCATATGGCACATTAAGGAATATGAAAAAAGAAACACATATACTATGGCTTAAAGAAAACGCACCGATAGCTTATAAACAAGCATATAGAGAGCTAGACCTAGCTTCTTATACGCTTCTTGGAAGATATCAACTCAGATAATTTTATGATTTCAGTAATGCTGATCTTTTTAATGTTTTTTTCGAATATGTTTCTGATCTGAGACTTTGTATGGCCATGCTTTTCATATAGCTCATTCCAATCTGTCTTATCGGCTTCGCTCGCAGGAGGGATCGAATAAAAGATCGGAAAATTTAAGCTTGCCAATAGGTGGTAGTTCTGGATGATACTTTTTATGCCAGCCGCATCACTATCTGGGGCAAGAATAATACCTTTCTTGGGATTCAATATTCTTATCTTGATCAGCTGATCTGGAGTTAGTGCAGCCCCTCCGGACGCCAATGTCTGTTCTCCTAGAGTGTGCTTATCGAAAATAGCCTCTGTGATTATGATATAACCGTTCATTTCTATATCATCAAAACCATATAAAAACTGGCCTTTGGATGCCGCGACTTTGCCGATCGTTTCGCCTTTACTATTCGTGATGTTCGGATTAGGGAAGGAGAAGCGTTTATTTAAATATGATCGGCTTTGCCAGTATACGACCGTCTCGAATTCGTAGTATGGCCATATCACTTCGGTTCCTAGAAATCGCAGATCGTTTTTATCGATATCATCAACGGTGTAAGATCTTCTTCCTAGCCATTTTATTAGCATCTGGGCGAGTTCTTCATTTTGATAATCTACAAGCTTTTTATTTTCTGGCAGTGTGAGTTCATATTCTACGAATTCTTTCTTGTTTTCTGTGTATTCTGCTTCTGCCCCGTCCAGAAGAATTTTTATAGCTTCTGCTGTGGAGCATTTTTCGTAAAGACTAACAAACCTGATGATATTGCATGATCTTTTGCCTGTTTTTGGGTTAGGCTTACCCGCCCAGCTATCATCTCGCCAGTCGTGACAAACGCCTTTTTCAGGGTTAATGTTAAAGTGGTAGCCGGTATCACCATTTAGCGGGTTGCATATTATGAATTCTTCGCCTTGGCGACGTTCTCTATATTCGAATTTTTTCTTTATATAAGCTACTATTTTCTTTGGTGGTATTGATATCTTAGACATAGTTATCAAATACTTAGGATACAGTGAATGTGAATTTTCTGCTCACTCTTGAAGACCCGTCTGGAAGATTTAACTTTATGTTGTACAGGTATGTCCCTTTGAGGAGAGTCGAAGTATCCAAATCGTACACTACGACATAAGGGTTTGACCTGTAGGCGCCTTGTCGTAGACCAATCCTACAGGGCTCATCTACCACCAACTGCTCGCAAAACCTAGTGGATATGCTTATCGTTGGTTTCAGATAAGGTATCATTGGATTTACAAGGTTAAAATTGTAGTCATAAAGCGGCAGAGGCATGAGCCCGACTTCCAATGGTCTTTGCTCTGGAACGTAGAATCTCTGGTCAAGAGGCTCGAACCCGAACCTTATTGTCTGTAATTTATCGGCTGAGAACCAATCATCTGGGTATACCCAAAACCGGTGGCATTCTGTCAGTATCTGCGGTGTGAAGGTAGGGTCATCTAAATCGCAGGCCGATGTGACTGTGCCGTCCGTACATGGTATAATTGGATAATAGGACCAGACATCATAATACACTTCTGGTGCTACAAAGTCAGTCGGGATACTAAATGGTAGGTGATATCTGCCAGCTACAACCGTCGTGCCTAGCGTTTCTTGGCATAATGGTGCTGGATAGAGGTTTTCTTCGGGGTCTACTATTGGTATAGTTGCTACTAAGTTATGCGGTGCGACTTGGCCTTGATATATTTCTACTTTTCTTACTGCGTATGGGTCTGTTAATACGCCATTATTGATGAAGTCTATATTTAAGTCTAAGAACTTGCCTTTCCTTGCGGAAATGCGTGGGTTGGCGTTAGTTAAATCGTTACAGCTCATAATATCCTCCGTGATATATTTGTCTTATCGCATCTGCTTCTTCTCAGCTTCAGCTTTGTCTTTTAGCTCTTTATGGATACGATTGAGCATCCATGCTCTATCTTCAGAGACCATCTGGTCTTGTTCAAATAGCGACAGATGCCCATAATACTTGAGCTGGAACTGCTGTTCCATCAGGTGCTCGTATTGCCTGTCATATTGCTCAGGACTTTGATGGGCGAAAAAATGTGTCTGTAATCGGAAGTTCGATTGAGAACTCCTGATTACAGCTCGGGCATTCTATTTGGATACTGCTATCAATACCAGGTGTATTGTCTTTCATCCATTCACGAATAGCAGACGTATCCTGAGCATGCAGACGTTGCACGAAAGCCTTGATTTTGAAAGGGTCGGTGCTTCCGAGAACACTGACAATGACCTTTTCAAGATTCTCTGTGACCGCTTCATCGAGTTCTTCGACCTTATTCTTTCGATCGAATGGGTTGCGTTTGGTCGACTTAGCGACGGACTTAGTATTCTTTCGCTTGTTGAGAATCGCATTAGCATCACCAGCACGTAAGTAGCGTATTTCGACCCACACATCGGCACCAGTCATGTTTGACATGTATGGTAGATGTATCTTGAACGGTTCTGGTCCAAGGTCTGGATCTGCCGGAATGACCGTCGAGTTAAGTTCATTTAGATCATACGTGTGCATGCTCATCACTGCACAGTTAGTATCTGGGCAAGTTACAGAAAATTCGTAAAGATTTCCGTATGTGATACCTCGCAGGAAGTATAGCAGGTAGACTCTGTCGCCAAGCAGCAGATCTACTGGATCAAACCCATTTGGGAATCTGCAGCATTCTTTGAATAGGTAGTCGATTGATTGCCCTGTTGCTGCCAGCCTTTGTGTAGCTAGGACTTTTTCTGCTGTTTGTCCCATCGCTTTCACTTGTACTACACCGTCAGGCCAACCGTAGTACAGTCCTTTGCTGGGAAGGGAGCATTCTTCCCATGGGATCAATTGCTCTTGAGGCGCATTTAAAATGGCATCTAAGATCGAGGCGTTATTAGTAATATCACTTGGTACTACTTTACCATAGTGCGCACTGAAATCGTTGTCAACTTGATTGACTTGTGGCTGATCTTCGCTACCGTCCAACGAGATGTTTTCTGACATATAATGCTCCTAAAAGGCTGCCTTATCTACGTATAGTGAGTCTGCGTTTATACTTTAGTCTTATAGAGGATTTTGACTTCCAGACTGAAATTATGTTTCCCGAGCGTCGATTTCTTCAGCCCAGTCATAGGTTATAGTGAGGTCAACGAATTTAAAATCAGAACTGGTGTAAGTTAGATCTCCGTGCTTAATAACTGACAACCAACTCCCTATTAATTTGAAAGTCTGCTGTGGATCGCCAGTCTGATTGTATACCGTTATTACTGATTCTTTTTTATAATTACTCGCAGTCTTCAAGCCAGTTTCTTCCCAAACTGATTTACGCCATTTTATCAAATATGGCAAAATGCCTTCAGTGTCGTAGAAAGTCAACCTAATATCGTCATAGACAGCGCCACTTGCGAATTTATACTTTAAACTGGCACCGGTATATTCTTCTTTTTCAAATGTTATACTAGGCAGCGAGACGTCTTTTGCATAGACTAAAGCTGTGCCTTTCGCCGCGTTTTCTTCGAACAACGTTGCTACCTCCCAAGTGAAGGTTGGTATAAACGTGGCAAGTGATGAAGCTTCGTTTTCACCGGAACCGTAAAAATTGGTCCCTGCAACATTGAATCCGGCCATTTTACTATCCCTGTGTGAATCTGTTATATCTTACGGACATCTTGACTTCTGATAATTCATTATCAGCGTATGATAAGTCACCTGGATCATATGATCCAATTGAACAATCAAACAATTGGTACGTCAAATAGCCCAATCCTTTACCATCTTCACGAATAATGGTAGTGGTAAATCCATAACCACCAAAATCATTAGACTTGTAAAAGCTGCCTAATTCTTCACCAAGTGCATTGGGTAATTTTTTAAATATTAACCTGTTTACCATACTGTCATTGGTAGCAGTAAGAGCCTCGTAAAATACTATGTCAATAGGCTTATACTTGTATTTGCCAGCCCTGTGTACGTAGTCAGCACCATTGTGGGCAATCATCTCGTCATATTCAATAGATGGTAATGTGATGCTTTTAACATTAAGTTCCATGTCTGTGTCTGCAAATGATATAACGACCTTAAATCTATGCTTTCTACCTACTTCCATCAGATTACTTGGGCCGGTGCCACTACCGTTAATATTGAATCCTGGCATAGTCTTCTCTCATATAAAAATGGGGAGCATTCCTGCTCCCCTCACATTATTATCAGCTAGCTGTACGCAATGCTCTATCATACTTCATCGTAGCTTGGCAAGTCATCAAGTCATTGGCGCTATAATCTAGCTCCTGCCAATTAATTGTTTCTGGCCATGTACCGTACATTGTCCATGCTTCAGAGACCCCACCCTGGCCGTTTAACATCGTCAATTTGCCTTCTCTTTTATATTGAGAAGGATATGCGACATTGATCGATCCTAAATCGCAGACTGTGTTTAACCACTGATAAAGACCAGCCGAGATGTCTGGTGATTGTTCAGCGTCATACCATGTCAATGTGACCGGTTCCCATTCTTGCTTACCAGCGTAGTAAATGACTTCTTGGTTGTGGTGCTTATCAGCAGAAGTAAACTTGAATGAAGGTCTTGCGGCTGATTGCAAGTTCAAAAGCTCTTCTGGCCTCCAAGCTCCACCGCCGCGACCAAGAGTAGCGAAAACCCAGCGGTGTTTTCTTCTGATTTCAAGCGTATTCGTTGGACCGCGTCCGTCCCCACCAGCACCGGTTACGTTAAAACCTGGCATGTTAGTACTCCTAGAAAGGTTTACTTGATATTTGACTTGTTATACTAAAATGCCCCTTAGAACAAGTGGTCCTAAGGGGCATCCGGAAGAATTTTTTAGGCACCAGCAGTAGTTGCAACACCACCAGCGGCGAGAACAGCCTCTGATGAGAAGTTAGCACCAGTGTTAATCACAGCAATGTTTAACACAATGAATTCAACAGCACGAGTGGGCTTGATGAAGACCGAAACCCAAAGCTCGTTCCTATCAATTCTTTCAGGAGTATTATTCGAAGCATCGCAAACAACCTTAAAGGCTGTTAAACCACGGCGGCTCTGAATATCACCAAGGAAAGGATTAACAGTCGTCACGACCTGATCCCAAAGAGCCTTGTCATTAGGTTCAAAAATGAACGATCGCAAGGTCTGAGTGAGGACCTTCTTGATATAAATCAAAAGCATCCTGACATTAACACGCGACAAAGACGTGTCAACTCTCTGCAACGTTCTTTGGCCCCAGACCACAATGCCATCTTGAGGGAACTTGATAAGCGGATTAACCGAATTACCAGAACCATAGAGCAATTCATTTTCACCCTGCGTCGGAGTGTACTCGACTTCAAGAGCCGTCAAAACACGACCACGGGTTAATCCAGCCGGAGCGAACCATTGTTCAGTAGTACGAGATGTACGGCTGAAAACAGCTGCAACGTGACCGCTAGGTGGAATGTATACTTCGTTAACATTGAACTGGTCATAATACTTCACCCAACCCCAGTAAAGAGCTCCATAGCTGCTATTAATGGCGCTAGCAAGATCCGAGAAAAGCATGCCGTTATGCCAGTCGACCACCTGCTGTGGTCTCAGACCAAACGGTGGATCAATGATGTAAAGTACATCACCTCTAGCCTCGCAGATCGAAAGACCAGTCGCAATCACAGCACCGGATGAAAAGCCAGGGGTAAGCAACAGGTTTATGTCGTAGGTTTCCTTATTTTGGAGACCATACAAACCACTTGCCTGCGCAGCGTTACCAATCACAGCGGCATCGACAGCACCAGAATAAGCTGGATCAGTTGGGATGCCGTTTTGCTGACCTGAGAATGGAGCCTTATTCAACGTGCTAGGATTACGAACTTCATAATCCGTCATCGTAGGATCATTGCGGATGTAAGCAGGACGCTCTTCCCAATTGATTGTCTTAGCACCCTGAGTTCCGCCGTACTTGGTACCTGGGTTCAGGTAGTTGCCCACGTAATTGTCAGCGGTCTTATCAAACACCACATCCCGGAAAACCTCAACCGCAATGCCGTTTTTGTCGATGACGGACACAACGTAACGGTTAGCAGATTCACCAACAGCATTGGTGAAGAGACTAACGTCTAACTTGTACTGGTCAACCCACGTTCCTGGGCTCGTCGCTACGAAGTATCCAACGATATTGGCGTAGTAATCTGCATCGGCAATATCTTCAGGTGCGCCAGCATCTGTCGAGCTGCCGGGAGGCAAACTCGTTCTTACATCGATGAAGCCACGGAAATGGCCTTCATAAGGGTATGCTATGCCAAGAGTCTGTGCGAATTTAAGGGTCTTAACATTGCTGTAATTGGCAAGCATCACCAATGCATCTTGATCATTATCAACGGTGGTCAGGATGAGCGTGTATTCACGTCCACCAGGTGCTGTTAATTTCAGAGCATTGAAGAGCGTACCGCCCGGCACGACACCAGCAGCGTTAATAGCAGCCACAAGGCTATCGGTAGGAACAGCATTAACGCCAGTTCCTAAGGGGACGTTAAATGTAACCGATGTGGTAGCGGTTTTGCCGACAACGTTGATCTTAACGCGATTGTTAGCATTGGTGATATTATAAGGACCGTTATCGGTGGCTAGGAGGTGAGCTCTTGGGATGTCATAGGCATATTGTTGTGTGCCTACTTCGAGAGCGAACCCAGCCGTACCTTTTACTTGAATCCATTGCCCGCCTTGATCGGTGATCAAAGAAGGAATATCAGTCAATACATCGTTGATCAATACCTGATTTACTACGAAATCGAAATCTGCGACAAATGAATTGTCTTTAACCAAAGAGCTCATTGCAGTGACAAAGCTAGCGACTGTCTCGAATCTTGCTGTGCTAGGCGTGGTCTGAGTGGCGATAATTGGCGTTGGGATGATGTATTCGTGTGAATTTACACCCTCGACCGATATTGTAAAACGCCTGTTGTTTGGATTAGCATAAAACGTAAACGTGTCATTTACGTCCAGCACACCTGAATTAAGAGTGATAACACCGGTCAGGCCCGCACCAATTGTGAACTGGCCGGAAATACCGCTTGCTGTATTCTCTGTCAGTGTGCCGTCAACTACAAGACCAGCTTTGTTATAGATGGAATATGTGGCACCTTCGATTTGAAGACCTGGCGTGATACTGGTTGGTGCACCTGTTATCACAAGCAGGTAAGAGTCTTCCTCAGCTCCAGTGAACGTCCCGCTAATGTTTAATTCAGCGTCAGTAGCCCCATCTGTGAGGCTAAAAACAGCGTCTTTGTAATCGGCTTGGTTTAAGCCGGCTTCGCTGGTGACGTAAGCGTCGTGGAAAACCAATGGGTTTTCAGCTGTCACCGGTCGTAGGTTTATTCTTCCGTAGTCAATGCCAGTGAATAGTCCGAGTCTGCCCCAGCCGAACTCCTTGGAGCCGTCTGCGGAGATGGCGACGGAGCTTAAAGCTTCATCGAGACCTTCCTCGTATTCAACACCGACGCGAACCACGTAACATTGGTTACCTTCTTCAAGGTAAGCAAGCACTGCATACATCAGATAGCTTTCAACGAAAGGCTCACCGAACGTATCGAGAGCCTGTTGCGCCGTTGTAATGTATGTTGGTGTATTCAGAGGACCGCGTTGAGCGGTGCCAACAAAAGCTGGGCGTAGGGGGCCTACAGCAGCTGGCAAGACACTAAGGTCTATCTCTCTTGGAAAAACACCCGGACTTAAATATACTGCCATTGTGCGTACTCCATCAGTCTCATAGGCGATCTGATGTATCTTTGCGTAGCCTTCGGCAGCACCTTAAATCATCATGCCTGCGAATTGCTATCAAAGACCACCTTAAGAAATCCACGCTTACACAAGTTCTCAATCTGATCCATCATGAGATGGTCTTTAGGTAACAAAGCATCTTTGCCTGGCGCTAACCTCACCTGGTTCTCATTAGTATAGAACTCAGTACCTGGAGGTCTAACTTGCAGAGAAATCATCTGGCGGCTGCAATTGTAAACTCTAATCTCGTCGGAAATAGCCATGTGTGCCTCAGTTCAAAGGTTCTGACCAAATAGTAGCATTGTACTGCGATGAAGGAGCAAGAGTATCACCAGATCTCTCACCAATAACACCAACAGTTCCCAATACTGTAGGTACTAACTTCGGCGGCAAAGGCAACCAAGCTTCAGCAGTAAAAGAAAACTCATACCTCACATTAGCCTGCTGATCAAACCCAGTCTCCTTATCACTAGCATCAGAGCCACCCTCAAACCTCAACTGCACATTACCAGCCAAATGAGCATCAAACATCCTGAACTCAGCTATGGGATTAAACCTAGTCGCGATCTGATAATTCACATACTCAGCATCACGCTTAAACTCAGTCCAGACTATCATAGAATACTTCACTAAAAAAGGCACAGGACGGTAATACTTAGCAGCAAGAGTACCAGCCTTGTTCATATATCTGAAACTCATAGAATGATAAGTAGGACTAAACTTGTCTTGATTAAACTCAAAGCTCTCACGAGTAATAGCAGCCAAAGGCAATCTCACCCGACCCTCGTTTAAATCATCAGCCCATATCAAAATGCTCTTATCACCACCCGAAATCTTCACACGCATGAATCTATAACTGTCTTTGGTCGGTACCCTAATACCTGAAAAATATTGTTTAATAGCATCATCCAAAGATCTAAACCCAGGCATTAAAAACTCTTCAAGATGATAAGGATACGTCTCTAAATCCTTACCACCAATGCCTGTTCTGCCACCCTCAGAATGACTTGATTGCCTAACAGAAGGAATCTCAGCCAACCCCAAAGGTAAATCCCTGGTCGCTTCTGGTGACTTGATCGAGAAGTCAGAATTAAAATTATATGTCCCCATGTTAAGACAGCTTTCCAATCACTACATTAGGGTCACGAAGAGTTTTTAGATAGGCCAAAGTAGATTCACTCAGCCTATCACGTTCTTCCTTAGTGAAAACCTGAGCATTGCCAACCACCTTGGCTTCCAAATTCAGAACACTATCGCTCACACTTCTAGGAGACTTCTCAAACTTCGGAGAATAGCCTAAATCCTTAAAATCAGCAGAAATATTCGCCGCAAGCTTATTAATAAGCCTATGGCTAGCAATGGCCAAAGCTTTCTTAATATTAGATTGATTCACGATAAGCTCCATTAGCATGAACCTGAATCTCTTCAGCCATCGGAGGTAGTTCTGCGGGCCTCACAGCAATATCAGCATTCAACGTCTCTACATTACAGGTGAAATAAATCCAAGTGTATCGAAAATTCCCAGAAGGAGAAGCGTTTATGACCCTATAATTGCTCGGTGATCTGTCCTGCATAGCAGCATTGAATGGCAACTGGATCACATCTCCAGTACGCAGCATCCTGTCACCGAAGAGACCGTATATCTGTCGATGGCTAAAAACCACTTCTGCTTTATTGACAGAATCGGCACCCCACTTCTTCAATTCAGTTTCTATGGGTGAAGGCTTAAAGAACGCCTTGAGCAGCTCAGAAGTCCAATAAGTGGGATCAGCATCTTCATCCCAAACCACATCATAATCAGCGTTATCAGTGCGGACGAATACTTTCACTTCTGCGCCACTGATATTGATCATCTCATCAGCTAAAGTTCTAGCTGTCTTTATCTCAGGAGCTTCAGAATTAAAAATCGATAGGGACGAATTTTGTTTTTCCGTGTCTGATCTAAAGTCAGGAGCGGCTTCGTCAAACGAGCCCTGTGACCCAAGCATGTCAGATCCAAACTGATAAATAGACATGAGAAACTCCCTCTGGAGTATCTTTAAATTACGATTTTATCTGCCAAGGAGGGATTGGGGGCAATATGCCACCGAGAAGCAAACCAGCCTGCACATCAGTCACGTAGGGACTTTGTTCCGGGCTTGGTATGTCTTTAAAATCAGGAGAAGGACAAAAACCTGTATCATTCATTTTACAATAATCAAAGCTCTCAGTCACAGTCTGATCTTCTACAGCCAAACTACGCAAAATCGCATAATAATCAATAAGATTATTACAAGGACAATCTCTAGATTGCTCTGGAAATACAAAGAACCTTGTTCTCCAGCCGCCCCTGCCCCAGTCTACCCCGTACTTAACATAAGACCCAGGTATCCCTGCAAGAGCATCCTTTAAAACCACATAACCACTACCACATTTTAACTCATTTGCATAAGCATACGATAAAGTTCTGCTTGAGACATATGAAGTAGGCTCACACCCTGGCACAATCAGACGATTGCCGGGCAATATTTCGATTTGGTGTGATTCAAAAACTTTTGACATCTCAGGCTCCTTACCACGTATGAACGCTTAGTGGTTCACCTAAGAGAATGGCCTCATTAATGATTTCTTTTTTCTTTTCTTCACCCTCGGTTACCAGTTCACCACCATCATAACTTATGCTTCCACCATCTGGTGTTGGCATACCATTGATTTTACGACGACCAGCGCCGAGAGCAATTCTGGCCTCTGCTGTCATCATTTCATAAGTGAGGTATCTTGCCTGCGGTGATCTAAAATGAGTCACAACTGGGATGTATTGGACGACCACCGGAAAGGCACCCTTTGGCGTTGGGTATAGCCTTATTTTTTGATCTTTTGAAGAAAGGCTATCGCCGGTACCAGTGCCTGTTCCTTCATTGATCACTTCCCAGTGACCCTCAGTGCCAAGCACTTTTTGGGAGAATTTTCTATAAGCAGCAAGAAGATGGTAATCGACAAGTATGTTTTGGATGCCAGATATATTACCTATATTGAAAAGAAATGACTCCGCCCCGAACACGTCATCTATTCTGGTTGTAAGTGGGTCCCAATTACAAGATTGAATCCAATATGCATCTGCAGGCATTGGATACGTATTTTTCAAAGGCGTTGTATAAAACATGGCCAGCTTTTGCTCGCGTGGAAAGTACCCCGCGATGAAATCACCGGCCACTTTAAAGATCGTTTCCCATTGATCTTCTTGAATTTCAACGGCAACATTCGGATAGCCAAGCTTAGATAACACGTATTTCTTACACGGGTCACTGTTTAACTTTAAGACAGAAGGTAAGTCTTGAGGCCCTATAATTGCCATGTTTTTCTCCTTTTTATAATTTGAGTAGACATAATAACAACTATCGGAGAATATATCATTTTGCGTTATTATGTTTTAACGTTTTTGGGTGCTTTACCTTTTCCCTGACCACCACTTCTTTTCCTTTTAGCTGCATTTGCTTTTTCTTTGTCTGTCATATCTGCGGCTTTTGCTGATGGCACGCATTTTGGATACTTCCTGTCTGGGTTATCAGCGTCTGGCCTCCCACATTCAGGGTGTTTGCCATCTTTCTTTGCGCCGATGTCTACCCATTTTTCATTAAACCATGTGCTTAGATCTTCATTCCAGCTTGCCTGCTTCTTGCCTTTGGAGTCAGGCTGTGTGCCTTTGCATACTTGTACTGCATAACCATTAGCGTAGGCACTTGGGTATTTCTTGTATTTTCTTTTAGCGGCTTCTTTGCCACGCTTACACAGCTTCGTTTCTTCTATTAGCTTTTCATATTCAAGTGTAAAAGTTTTCAAATCTCTGACCTTCTTATCTTGGGAAATGAAAACCTCTGTTTCCGAAGATTATGCCGCTGTAATCCAGCCTGTGGACCTTTGCATTAGCGTATAACGGAAGGTTTGGCGATGCTATGACACTATCAAGCAAGGTCTTCAACGTCTTGACTTCTGCATTTATATAAGACTTTGGAACATTAACATGCGGTGCAAATAACGAACCAATGTTACCTTGATTAGCACTGAAGATATTAATATCTTCATTTGTAGCTAAGTTCTCAGATGATGAATGATAGAATCCAGTTATCATCAATTGGGCCGGGTAATCACCGAATTGTGGCTTTATTGCTGATCCAAATGCCATTTGGCTCATTGCAGAGTTATGGAAACCTGTTGTGCTATCGTATTGTCCACCGCCGGGAGCTGATATATTCAGATCACTTTCTTGGCTTAAGGCATCATAAAATTCGACGGCAAGTTTTTGCAGCGACCTTATGTGTACAAACCGCTTGCCTTGGATTGGTGTGACGCTGATATGTGCAGTAAACGGAGTCCACTTCATCTTTCATTTCCTCCGTTTGTATTTTTAATCCCAAGTTATTTCTACTAATTCTTCGGGAATAACCTCTACGACATCCGAAGGCAACTTAAAACCATCAAACTCTACGTGCCAGTCATCTTCTTTCACATAAGCCACTGTTCCTGAATCGTTTGCCTTGCACTTATAGCCTATACAGTGCACTATCTGAGGTT